TGTTCAATGAAGGCTCAGCCGACGCCGACTTTCGCGTGGAAAGCGACGGCAACGCAAATATGGTTTTCGTGGATGCCTCGACGGATCGCGTGGGCATTGGTTACGCATCACCGACGAAAACACTTGATGTAAACGGTGAAGTAAGAATAAACACGGTAACGGCAACGCCGACAAGTTTACTCGGAAAAGACGGGAGCAACGTGGTGGGCGAGGTTACAACGGTGGCGCAAACAGGGTTAATGACACGGGGTGAAACAACTGCAACAACAGGGTCACCCTCAGCAATATTCACCGTTACTCATGGACTTGGAGCAACACCAACAAGTGTATTGGTAACTTCGGCTGGTTTAGCTGGAGCAGAAAAAATAATATTTGAAGTTTATGGCAAAAACGATACAACTTTTTCCGTGCAAGCATGGAATTATGACGGTACAGAAGCTTCAAGTAAAAGCGTTAAAATATTTTGGCTTGCAATTAAATAAACTAAAAAAATAAACATGAAAAAGATTTTGTTTTTATTGCTTTGTATATCTCAGCTTAATGCTCAATCAATTACTTTTGACACATCGTATGTTAAAATCATTGACAATGCTTATTACCTTATTTACCGTGCAGATTATACAGACGGTGGGTATTACGAAAAGGCTTCCATCATTGGTGATACAAGCCAACTGTACAACGGTGCTATGGCAAGTTTTGAAAACAATGCAAATAACTTTGCCGACAAGGTGATTGCTTATTATGACTTCGGAAGGAAAACAACCGCAGCCATAAGGGAGAATAATAATATTCAAGAATTAACGGGCAAAAACCCATTGGATACCATTTTAAAAAACAATGAGGCATTTTACACCGATAACAAATGGCAAATAACGTCGCTTGGAACAACGGCAGCCGTTGACTTTAATTACAATAAAAATACAAGTGCATTCAGGTATATCGTTGAAGGATCAGCGGCAAAGAACGCCATTGTATTTTCAAAGTTTGCCATAAGGTTAATTAGTTATCCAGTGTTAGGACAATTTGTTGATTTATATTGGGAGGAGGCAAAAAATAGGTATATTTCACAGGATGGTAAAGTAATTTTGAGGCAGTTAAAACCAACTAAATGAAAACAACCTTAATAAACTTTTTGCACCTCGGATGGGAAAAAATAACGTATGCCATTTGTTGTGGATATATTTTTTCATTTTTCATACCAATAAAGGGATTTCTGATATTTACAATTTTCGTTGTTTTTGCGGACATGGGAACGGGCATCATCGCGGCAAAGAAGGAGCAACAAAAGATAAATAGCCGTGGGCTTTACCGGACAATAGAAAAAATAATAGTGTATTTTTGTGCCATACTCATATTCGAGGGTGCAAGGAATACGTTTAGCCTTCCTAACATAACGTATATGGCAGCGTTTTTAATTGCGACGGTGGAGCTTTATTCTATTTCGGAAAATATTAAGCGCATTACAGGCGTAAATCTTGGTGTTTTAATCACACGTTTTTTTAATCGTTAAAACAAATAATATGCAGACTAATTTAAAAGAAGCATTAAAGTCAGCCGACACAATTTCCAGTCCTCTTGGGGATATAAGTTGTTACAGTTTTAATTTTGCGGAATTAACTCAAGAAATTTCAGTTCATCTTGAAAATAACAAAATTAAATTCACGTGGCGCGAATATATCCAACTTGCTCAAATCATTTGGGACAAAATAAAGGAAACATCAAGGGAGTGCGCAGGAAAGGAAATTGAGGTGAAATTGCCAGCAAAGTTAGGTTTGGTATCGGCGGCTTTCGCTCTTATCGGATTCAAATTATAGGCGCAGAAGAATCGCTACCTTAGGCGGCTTACAGGGCGGTGTATTGATTTACATCGCCCTTAAAAATATCAAAATATGAAAGCATCTAAATTTTGTGTTTTCCTTGACGCTGGTCACGGAGGCATTGACGCAAAGAAAAAATTACCTTACAATTATACGACGTACCCTTCAAAGTGCGCTCAGCATAATAATGCAAAGTTCCACGGTTACGGGTGGTTCTTTGAAGGCGTGTTTAACCGCGACGTTGCGGCAAAGATTGAGCAGTATTTAATTGACTGGGGTTTTTCCGTTGTTCGCGTTTACGATACTATCTTGGACGTATCATTAACAAAGCGCGTGGCGAAGGCAAATATAAACGCCCAGAATTATGAAGATTCGTTGTACCTCAGCATTCACGGCAACGCGGCAACGTCGCCCAATGCAAGGGGCTTCGAAGTGTTCACGAGCAAGGGTAAAACAAGGTCGGACATTTATGCTGAGTTTCTTTTCAAGGAGGTTCAGGAGGCTTTTCCTAAATGGGTGTATCGCATGGACACAACGGACGGGGATAAGGATAAAGAAGAAAGTTTCTTTGTTATCACCCAAACCAATATGCCTGCGGTACTCAGTGAAAACGGCTTCTTTACCAATTACCACGATGCTTTAATGATGTTTGACCCCGTGTTTCAAAATACTTTGGCTTTGTCTCATGCTCGGGCGGTCGTGGATTATGCGAAAACGCAAGGGGTAATATTTTAAATAAAAAGGGCTGGTTCAAATGCCAGCCCCGATATACACATCAACAATTCAACAAATTAGTAATCAATCAATTATAAGTTTTATAAGCTTTGCGGCTGATTCTTTTAAAGTATCGGTTTCCTTTGAATGATAAAGTTGGTAACAAATGCTTACCATTCGTTCCTTATTCATTGATTGATAGGTGGGCATCGTCTCAGGAATCAAAGGATTAAGGTAAAAATTTATTACCGATTGTTTGCTATTTACAGTGTCGGCAAAGCGAATAGGCTTCGGGCGTGCGTTAAAACATCTTTGCGCTTCCTTCCATTGTTCGTTGGTTAAGCCGTCTGTTAATTCGTTATTTTTCATCTTTTGATATAATTTTTTGCCATAAGCGCAAGAAAGAAAGCATCGATTTCATCTTGACTGATTTTGGCTGGTTTAAAATTTGGTTCAAATTTCAATCGTTCACTTGCGACCACGCGTATAAATACGTCTTTATTAAACTTTTTACCCTTTGCCTCAGGTGAAATATTGTACGCCTCAATGTCATGCTCCTTAATCCATTCATAAGCAATCCTTGAGGCGGCTTGATTCATGCCAACGTTGCGGGACATTCGGGATAGGATCGCCCGGTTAATCGAATTATTAAAGGTCACATTCTGCAGGCTTGAATCTTCAACCAAAACAATGGGGCTTTCGTATGCTACCCAGGTTATAACGTCGCCGATAAAATCAACAAACCTTTTATACCTTTTAAAAATCATGGTGCGGTCTGCAATAATACAAACCGCCATTCCTTTTATTCTTAACGCTGGGTCAACTCCTATCAATGTCCTCAAAGTGTTATTGTTTTAAATGAAGATACAAAATGTTTTGCCGTTGTTCCCGTGGTTTCATTGTTTTCTTTTGCCTCAACCTTTTCGCGTGGTTTCCTTTTGCGCTTTGGCTTTGGCTCAGGTGCATTGATACCATAAGCCTCCACGCCTTTGTCAACAAAGTTGATTTCAAGGAGGTAACCGAAAACAACGATGGTTCCCACGAATAAAAACATGGTGATAAATTCGCCGCCTTCGTACTTTTCCTGTAACCCAAAGAAGATTTCAACCAATGCGACAAGGGTTGCGCCCAGGGCAATTTTTGGCGGGTAAGTACTCCTTCCTTTGGTTGGATTCAGGAAATCCATGAAAACCACGGCGAAGCGTCCGAGCTGCAAGATACTTGCGGCAATGATCGCAAGCCAAAAGTCAATAGGGAGAAAAATGGCGGTTAGGTAGGCGTTGATGCCATAAGTGAGAACGATTGTTAATAACATAATTGTAGGAATGTTATCTGAGATTGACTCAAATGTCCATTTAAATTGAAGGTTGTTAAAATTCTTTTCCATGATTAATTTGTTTTGTTGTGTGTAAAAAATAAGGGCAGCTGGGGGCGCTGCCCTGTGAGGTGGTTAATTATTTTCTTTTGTTTAATTCCATTACGCAATAATGTATTTCGTCCTGATAAAAACCATTTTTTGGATTATTTGGCATTGAGTTAATTACTTCTTGGCAATCTCTAATTATAAATCTTAAAGATTCAATGCTTAAAGTTTTAA